AATTTTTTACAGTCATTAGTAGAAAGCGGGAATAGCAAAAACATTTCTATCGGATATGTTACTAATCTTGTAGTGATTAACACTGAACTAATGGAACTATGGGCTAACTTTAAAGATGTAGGAGGAAGTCTATCAATTGACGGTTATGGTAAAGTAAACGAATATATACGCTATCCTATAAAGTGGGAAAAAACTGAAACTAATCTTCGGAAATACTTTGATTTAATGAATGATAAGAACAGTTTTGGACTTAGCTGTACCGTAAGCTTGTTCAATGCTATACAATGTTTTGAATTACTAGAATACTGGATTGATTTAGTTACGGAATATAAGATGAACCCTAATATTGGAATGTTCATCAATAGGGTGTCTCACCCTGATTTTCTTACTATAGCTATGTTATCACCTGAGTACAGGCAAATAGGCATTGACAGAGCCAATCTATTGTTGGAAAAAATCAATAATTACAATGAAACAAATGATATTCCAATCAATAGTGGGTCAAAAGATTCCGTTGAACTATTGATTAGCTGGCTCTCAGAACCGCAAACACACGATATACAAAAACTTAAAAAAGCTAAACACTTTATAACACAGTCAGATAAATTTAGAAAAAGGCATCTGAAAGATTACATCCCAGAACTATGGGAAGAATTGGAAAAATTATGGAATTCGTTGACCTAACCGAGGGTGCGGGGTATCTTTTTGTTGAAAAGGCGATTCCCGAAGACCTAATTGACAGCATCAATAATAAGCTAGACACATTATATCCTGTTAGAGCATCCAGCGCAGGTAAAACTTACGCAGAGGGTGACAAGATTAAAGACTTAACAGACATTAGCGTTTGGTGGAGTCAAATGGTCATGGACTGGTGGGAAGTCAAGTTAATTAACGATCACTTGATTACTCGTGTCAATAAAGAACTTGATAACGCACACTGGTATTCAAGCGACATTGTAACTATCAATGGTGATAGCAAGTGGGTCAATCCACACGTAGATACACCTCATCGTTTTAAACAATGGAACATGGATCCTAGATTACTCGGTGTTCAATGTATCGTTTCACTACAAGATACTACACCTGAAATGGGTACTACTGGATTCGTCCCCAATAGTCACGAACCCGACTGGGACATTGATATGTGCTACAACGGTGCATATAACAAATACTTTTGGGATTTTCACGAGCAACGAGACATGCCTAAAGGTAGTGTCTTAATGTACAATTGCAGGCTGCTACATTCTAGTATGCCAAATTATTTACCCGAACCGCGACCTATGCTATTGCTTAATTACCTAAACGGTGCTATAGTAGAAGATGTAAAGAAGATAGACAACATTTGGAGTTCTAATGGCTAATCATATTATGATCGATATGGAAACACTCAGTACCGACGTTTCCACAGTAATACTTACAATTGGTGCTGTGCGTTTTGATCCTCGTGGGGTTGGCGTAATTGAGAAACTTGAGCTTCGTCCAACTATGGATGAACAAACTGAAACATTTAATCGCACAATCAGCGATGATACTCTGCGTTGGTGGGGTGAACAAAGTCCCGAAGCAATTGAAGAAGCTATGGGCGACCGCGACCGTATCAGCTATCGTGAAGCAATGGAAAAACTTTATCAGTTCTGCTGGAACCGCGGTGATAAAGTTTGGTCTAACGGATCTGGCTTCGACATCGTTATTGCAGAAAGTGCATTCCGTGATCTTGACATGAAGTATCCTTGGCAGTTCTGGAATGTTCGTGATTGTCGCACTGTTTATGACCTCGCCGGCGTCTCGTTGAAAGACGGCGGACACGTTACAAGTCACAAAGCAGTAGAAGATGCCGAGCGTCAGGCTATTGTTGTGCAAAAAGCTTATCAGAAGCTTATTCAAGCGGGTATGACTCACATTCGATGAGAATTGACTCCGATATTGATATTGACTTAGGTGACCGCGAAAAACTACTAGCGGTCATCAAGCATACCCCTGCGTCAATGCGCAATATTACTCCTATACGCAAACATCCTAGCGGTATCTATGTATCTGACATACCATATGATCCAATGTATGATATGGCGTCAATTGATTATACCGAAGCAGATAAAAGAGGATATTTCAAATTAGATATCCTAAATGTTCATGTGTATGAACTTGTAAAGAACGAAGAACATTTAGTTGAGTTAATGAGAGAACCAGATTGGTCTATGCTCAAGAACCGCTCTATAGTAGAGAAACTTATTCACCTTAACAACTCATTCAATATCATGCAGCGTATGCCTGAACCAATTGATAGTATTCCTAGACTGGCAATGTTTCTAGCAGTAATGCGACCAGCTAAAAAACACTTGCAAGGCTTATTTTGGAAAGAAGTCTCACCCACAGTGTGGGAAAAAGATAACGATAATTATAGTTTCAAGAAAAGTCATGCTATTGCTTATGCACAATTGGTTGTCGTGCATATGAATTTATTGAAGGAACAAAATGATTAAGAATTCTATTACCGAAATTAAAGATTGGCCCACTGAAGGCGTAAACTTTAAAGACCTTAGCAATGTGCTAACTAAGCCCGGCGACTTTCGTTGGGCATTAGATCGTCTTAAGATGTTTATGATGGTAAGCGGGGTAGATTGTATTGCATCACCTGATGCTAGAGGATTTATTTGGGGCGCGCCTGTCGCTGCTGAACTTGAATTGCCATTTCATATGATTCGTAAGCCTGGCAAGTTGCCGCCACCGATAATCAGTCAGTCATATGAATACGAATATGATAGCGGAACACTAGAAATTAAAGGTAATACTGACATTGGTGAAGGTACTAAAGTTGGTATAATCGATGACGTTAATGCTACCGGCGGGACAGCACTAGCAACTATTCAACTATTAAGCAGAATTGGCGTAAAGCCGGAGGATATTTTTTATGCAAGTGTTATTGACCTCACGTATCTCAACGGGAGCAACAAGATTCGTGAAACAGGTGCAACAGTTCTATCACTTGTATCATATGAATCTGATTAAATGGTTAGGTACAACAGGCGTAATTGTAGCAACAATTCTTAGAGCGTTTGGTTACCACACAGAAGATATGATTGTTGGGTTCATGGGAACCGCATTGTGGGCGTATGCTTCTTACGTAGAACGTGACCGCGCACTGTTGACTTGTAACATCTTTATTCTTGCTGTTTTATTATATGGGATTTTTACATGAATGATATTATTTTATTAGCAATGCCAGAAGAGGCCCCCTCACTAGCAGGTAAGAGCAATGTATTCTACACTGGCGTTGGCAAAGTAAATGCAGCTATTGTTGCTGCTACATTAATTGAGCGACACAAGCCAACTCGTGTATTCAACTTTGGTACTGCTGGTGGCATAACCGCATCCCACGGTGGCATCTACAAGTGTACTAAGTTTACTCAGCGTGACGTTATTTTGGGTGGTTGTATTGTTGGACCACAGGCAGAAGCATTACACGCACCCATTGTCATCGGTGATGATGGGTGGGTGTTGAGTACAGGTGATAACTTTGTAACTGACACATATAATATCAATGCTGACTTAGTTGACATGGAAGCATTTGCTATTGCTAAAGCTTGTCAAGTAGCGAACGTGGAGTTTATCTGTCACAAGTATATCAGCGATATGGCTAACGATGAGGCGCCTGACCATTTTGTAGAACATGTCCACAAAGGCGAAGACTATTATATTGAAATACTAAAAAAGTATGGAGTACAACTATGAACCTAGCACTGCTTGAAGAAAATAATCCACAGCTACTTGAAGTCTCGGAAGAATGGGACTTTAGAATTGATGGTAGTCCCGAAGAACTTGTTAGGGCTATGTCAAAGTTTATGGCTGACAATGGTGGGGTAGGTCTTGCTGCACCTCAAGTTGGAATCAAGAAGCGTATCTTTATTATGGGTAACTTCACTAAGCTAGTTGCGTGTATCAATCCCAAAATTGTCTCGCTAGCCGAAGAACGTAAGAATGACCTTGAAGGTTGCTTGAGCTTCCCTGACTTGTTCATGAAGGTAAAGCGCCCCACTACTGCGGTAGTGCAATATTATACAGTGTCAGGTGAATTAGTTGAGCGTGAATTGTCTGGATTTGAATGCAGAGTGTTCTTACATGAATATGATCATTTGATTGGAATAACGTTTGACCAACGGGTTGGTGATTTGTCGTTTAAGATGGCTAAAGATAAAAGAAAGAAAGAACTAAAGAAGGCAGCTAGGGCATCCGCTTAACAAGTGTGATGCTTCTACGCTTACTGCGTTTCTTAGAGAAGTCAGACATTGATACTACAGGACCATGAATGACTTGTAAACCTTTGTTGTTAAATGTCTTGACGTATGGTTTAAATATACCCCACTCATCTTTCAAAAAAATATTGATGGGAATCGATCTATTTGACTCCCACCACCATATTTCACCTAATTCTAAAAACTTTGTTCTAAGTTCAGCTTGTGTGATTGCCCCGTAATCGTACATAGTGGTAACAGTGTCATCCCTATTCTGAATTATTCCGACATAGTCCTGATTGCTGTAGGAACATATGGTGATGAACGGATGGTTGTCACTCAGTTTTTTGAAAAATTCGTCATTCATAGCTGTATTCTATTTACACCGGTTTGCCCAAACTATTTATTTTAGTACTAAATACTTGACAAGGAGAAACATTTGTGTACACTACATCAGTATTTACTTACGTAACCAGACAAATTGTAGTACTCCTGTCAGGAAATTCACCGAGGAAATATATGCCCCAATATGCAAAGCCGCTAACTCTACATAAAGGCGTAGACAACAAGCTTCAGTTTCAATTCTTAAATCAAGAGCAGAAGCCAGTAGACATTACTGGTAAAAGTATTACTTGTAGAATCCTGAATTATGATGCCACTGAAATCCTAGTCTCAAAGGCTCTTGATTTAGATTTTGCATTAACCGGCATCGCCAGTCTAAGTCTAAATGCAGCAGACATTGAAGATATCCCTCAACAAAAAGCATACTACTCACTAGAAATACCTGTAGGTACATTTGACTATCCGGTGTTTGTTGACCAAAATGCCGGCGGGCGCGGAGTAATGAACATTGTAGATTCTATATTACCTTCCTTTGTCCCTTCACAGATAGTAACCATTCCAACTGGTCAGGCATTCCCTAATATCAGTAACAGTAGCGGCAATACTAATCTTGTATACGATACGAGTATCATTAACACACAAGCTAATCCTATCTTAACCATTCAAACAAAGTATGAAGAATACTACGGGAACGTCACTATATTAGGTTCCAGTATCGTAGACGGTGACTTCTATGTTATTGAAGAAGATAATGAACTAGATAATGTGTCTGAAACCAGAGGATATACTATCACAGGATTTCACCCATATGTTAAGGTAGAGTTCACAAGTAATTCAGGTGCGGTAACCAATATACTTGCTAGATAACACTAATCGTGTTATTATGACTACTTAATGATTGATATCCTCACTATAATTCCGGGCAGAAAGAAGACCACAGCAAAAGGCTGGGTGAGCTTTAATGCTCCTTGCTGTCATCATTTTGGACATAAGCCTGATCGCAGAAGTCGCGGTGGCATAAAGTTCGATGGTGATGTCAATTGGAGCTATCACTGCTTTAACTGTCACTTTAAATGCGGGTTCACTTTAGGAAAAACACTTAGTCAGAATCTAAGAAAACTATTGTCTTGGTTCGGTATAGATGAGCAACAAATAAACAAGTGGAGCTTTGAAAGTCTACAGCACAAAGACCTTATTGAATTATATGTCAAAAAAAGAAAAAGTCTCAAGATTAATTTTGCTGAGACTCAGCTTCCGGAAGACGCTACCATCATTGATGAGACTGACCCCAAGCATCTAAAGTTTGTTGAGTATATCAACAGTCGAGGCTTTTCGGTTACTGATTATCCCTTCATGATTACTCCCAATGAAGAAGGTAGAAACAGTAATAGAATAATCATACCCTATACTTTTGAAAATAAGATTGTCGGACACATAAGCAGGTATCTTGACAATCGTATTCCAAAATACATCAAAGAGCAGCAAACGGGCTTCATCTTTGGCTATGATTTTCAAAAGCCGGAGTATGAAGTGTGTATTGTTGTAGAGGGTGTATTGGATGCGCTCAGCATTAACGGTTGCGCACTAACACATGATACTATTAGTGACGAACAAGCGGAGCTATTGAGAAGGCTAAACAGAAGAATTATCGTAGTGCCAGACTTAGATAAGTCCGGTATAGCAATCATTGACAGAGCAGTAGAATTAGGATTTGAAGTTGCAATTCCAAATTGGTCACCTGAAATAAAGGATACCAATGACGCTGTATTAAAATACGGCAAAGTAGCTACCCTACTAAGTATTCTACAACAAGCTACAAGCAGTAAGATTAAAATTGAAATGCAGAGGAAGAAAATTGCTCAAAGAATATAACACTGATATACAACGTCTATTCCTTCAGATGATGGTCACGAATTCCGAGTTGTATACTCGTGTCATGAACATCATGAATCCAGAAAACTTTGATCGTAGTCTAAGAAACGTTGCAGAATTTATTGTAGAGCATACTGCCAAATATAGCATTATGCCTGACATAACGCAGATTAAAGCAACCACTGGTGAAGCAATTGACCATATCGAAGACTTGTCTGATGGACATTACGAATGGTTCTTGGAAGAATTTGAGTCATTCACTAAGCGACAAGAACTTGAACGAGCAATTCTTAAAGCAGCAGATATGCTTGAGAAGGGTGAATTTGACCCGGTCGAACAACTAATCAAGGACGCTGTTCAAATCAGTCTACAACGTGATATGGGAACAGATTACTTTGCTGACCCTAAGGATCGATTGAACAAGTATTTCAACGCAGGTGGTCAGGTGTCTACTGGCTGGCCGCAGCTTGACAGAGTTATGTATGGTGGAATGAGTCGCGGCGAGTTGAACATCTTTGCAGGTGGTTCTGGTTCTGGTAAGTCGCTTGTTATGATGAACATCGCTCTTAACTGGTTGAGTCAAGGACTTAGTGGAGTCTACATCACTCTCGAACTTTCAGAAGAATTGACATCGCTTCGTACTGATGCTATGTTGACTAATATGAGTACTAGAGACATTCGAAAGAACTTGGATGATACTGAATTGCGAGTCAAGATGGCTGGTAAGAAGTTTGGTAAGTATCGTGTAAAGGCATTGCCCGCACAGAGTAATGTGAACGCTATTCGTTCGTACATCAAAGAAGTGCAGATTCAGACTGGTATCAAGGTTGATTTCGTAATGATTGACTATCTTGATTTGGTCATGCCGGTATCTGTCAAAGTCAATCCAAACGACCAGTTCATCAAGGACAAGTATGTATCAGAAGAACTTCGCAACTTGGCGAAGGAACTTGGCGTGCTATTGATTACTGCATCGCAGTTGAATCGTAGTGCAGTTGAAGAAATCGAATTCGATCACAGTCACATTGCAGGCGGTATTTCTAAGATTAACACTGCTGACTATGTGTTCGGTATCTTTACATCACGTTCTATGAAAGAACGTGGTAAATATCAGATTCAGTGTATGAAGTCTCGTAGTTCTACTGGGGTTGGTCAAAAGATTGACTTAGAGTACAATATTGATACTATGAGAATCACTGAT